CGCGCAAAAAATTGATGCGGCTGGCGCAATCAAAGGTAAGCGCACCATTGCCAGCCTGAATGATGCAGTTGATACTGTGTTACGCAATGGGAAAATTGAAGCGGATGCTCTAGCCGCTGATATTCGATCAAAACTGGCATGGTATAAAGAGTCGTCCGCTGGCTTTTATTTTCTGTTTAACGACCTGCAATCAATCATCTACAAACCGGATGAAGATTTTCGTTTGATGATTACCAGCCGCATTGATCAGCACAAGGCGGCAGAAGCCGCCAAGTTGGAGGCAGAGCGCGCCGCCATACAGGAAGCGGCAGACCGCAAGGCGAAGGCCGAAGCGGATGCAATCATCGCGGCAGAGCGCGCTGTTATGCAAGAGGATGTAGACCGTAAGGCAAAGGTCGAGGCCGCTAAACTGGAGGCAGAGCGCGCTGTTATGCGGGAAGCGGCAGACCGCATGGCAAAGGCTGAAGCCGCGATGATGGAAGTTGAACGTGCTGCCAAAGCCAATGTGATCGAAGAGCAACGCAAGGCCGCGCAGATTGCAGAATCGGTTGCAAGCCAAAGGAAAACTTTAATACAGCAAAAGCCATCAGACGGGAAAATCATTGAAGTGGTAATGAGCGGATTAAATTGCTCAAAAGAATCCGCGTGTGAATGGATTATCACCTGTGCAGAAAACCTTACTGGAGAAATGAAAAATGAAAAACACTAAATTTAAATTAACGAAAAAAACGAACGAGTACGGCGAATTCAGGATTTGCGCTCTTTGCAATTTTGGAGATGTACAAAAAGGCGATTTAGGTGGGTTTGTTGATAGCGAATTATGCTTATCAACGAACCCACATGATACATCATGGATTTATGATAACAGTCGCGTGTGTAACAACAGTAACGTGTGTAACAACAGTCGCGTGTGCGACAATAGTCGCGTTAGTGCTAGTATCGTGAGAAACAGCCGCGTTGATAATAGCGTCGTTGAAGGTAATTGCATCTTGAAAGGCAGCCGCGTTGAAAATAGTCGTATCTTGAATAGCAGCAGCGTTGATAACAGCCTCATTGAAGATAATTGTATCTTGAAAGGCAGCCGCGTTGAAAATAGCCATATCTTGAATAGCAGCAGCGTTGATAACAGCGTCGTTAGCAACAACAGCGTCGTTATCAACAGCCGTATCTTGAATGACATCCGCGTTGAAAATAGTTTTATGTACGACAGTATTGCGACTATCAGTACACTGTCAATTTCTGGTCAAACTTGGATAATAACCATCACTGACGATAAGATGAAAATTGGCTGTGAAAACCACACGCATGAAGAATGGCGCAATTTTACAGATGAAGAAATATCATCCATGCATAAGGACGCATTGACGTGGTGGAGTGAGTGGAAGGGGTTTATTCTCCCTTTATCGGAGATGCATATAAAAAAGGTCGAAGCCGCCAAAAAAGACATGGAGGCAGCATGAAAACCAACAAAACGCCAGTGGCGCATAACGTAAAGGTAAGGGGTCGCACGCTTTTGGGCGATCCCTCTTCACCGCCGGGTTAGACCGGCTTTTAATAAGGATGATGAAAATGAACATTGAAAAATTAAATGCTATCCAACACGAAATAATCAATGAACTCATAACCGCCATAAATACCTTGGAAGGTAGTGGTGGGCTATTGCCGATACTTGGTTCATGGGGAGACACACTTCCAGAAGTGGAAATACTGGCGATGCTCAAAGAATGGAACTCTAGGGGTAGGTGATTTCAACATCAATGTCGCGCGGTAATCGTCTATGCGACACATCCGCATGGAATAAAGCAAGTCCTATGACGCGCCCTAGCGATATTGTTCATCCATCTAACATATTTGCCACGCCGGAACTCGCAAAAGATGATATGGATAGAATCCACACTGATATGGCAAGTCGGTGGAAGAGCTGAAAATGAACCGCGAATCTGAAATATATAGGGGATAAGACATGACTAAATCTCGCAATATCAGGCCACCACGGCAATTTTGGTCGCCCGAACAGATTGAGTTGTTGCGAAAGTATTATCCTGACACGCGCGCATGTCGCCTGGTTGATATAATTGGCCGAGCACGCCACTCGATTTATTCAAAAGCCAGTGAGCTAAAGCTGGCAAAATCTGCTGAATTTCTAAAATCACCAGATTCCGGTAGACTGTCTTGCGAACAAGGAAAGAGGACGCGTTTTGTTAAAGGGCAGGAGGCATGGAATAAAGGGAGGCATTTTTTCGCTGGTGGAAGATCAAAAGAAACCTGTTTCAAAAAAGGCCACCCACCTCACAACGCGCATCCAATAGGCTATGAATCAATATCTGCCGATGGGTATCTGCGCAGAAAAATTACCTCCACCGGATGCACGCAACGCGATTATGTCTATGTCCATGTTTTGTTATGGATGTCGCACAACGGAGCAATCCCAAAAAACCATTGCATTATTTTCAAGGATGGGAATAAATCAAATATCGTTATCGAAAACCTTGCCTGTATCAGCCGTGCAGAAAACATGAAAAGAAATAGTTATCATAATTACCCAAAAGAGATTGCCACGCTTATACAACTGCGCGGCGCGCTTAACCGTCAAATCAATAAAAAGGAAAAAAATCATGCCACAAAAAACTAACAACATCGCCACCCTGCGCAACATCTTGTTTGAATCGCTGCTCGCGCTTAAAGTTGGAGCAAGCGCAGAAGATATAGCGCTGGCGAAAGCCAAGTCGGAATTAGCCCAGACCATCATCAACAGCGCAAAGGTTGAGGTTGATTTTATCCGCGCAAGTGGCGGTAAAAATAAAGGCACAGGATTCATGACGGAAAAAATTACAGAAAATCCGGCAGTCGAAAAAAAAATTCCATTGCCAGCCGGAGTTAGTTACCCAACACCTGGCATAACTAGGCATATCATGACGTGATAACTAATCGCATGGAAAAAAATTATAGTAATATGCTGCCATCTACGAGATCAACCTGGTGCCGACCATGGAAAGTGTGTTGAAATGACCACTCGTCGGCTTGAAATCCCACCGAAACTAATCCCTATTTTTGATGGTAAGGCAACCATTCGCGGCGCGCATGGCGGACGCGGCTCTGCGAAAACGCGCACGTTTGCCAAGATGACGGCGGTGCGCGGTTATATATGGGCTAAGGCTGGACGCGAAGGAATTATCCTGTGCGGCAGGCAGTTTATGAACTCGCTCGATGATAGCTCAATGGAAGAAATCAAGGCTGCGATCAAGTCTGAGCCGTGGCTTGCTAAGTTTTACGACATAGGCGAGAAGTACATCAGAACCAAATGCGGACGTGTGGAATACAAGTTTGCCGGGCTTGACCGGAATATCGACTCAGTCAAATCCAAGTCGCGCATATTGTTGTGCTGGGTGGATGAGGCAGAGCCAGTCACGGAAGAGGCATGGCAGGTGCTGATTCCGACACTACGCGAAGAAGATTCTGAGCTATGGGTAACATGGAACCCTAAGCGCAAGGGTAGCGCGACTGATCTGCGTTTTAGGAATAGTAAAGACGCTAGCGTTAAAGTGGCGGAAATGAACTGGAGTGATAATCCGTGGTTTCCTGCCATTCTGGAGCGGTTACGCCTTAAAGATTTAGCAGAGCGTCCTGACACCTACGATTACATCTGGGGAGGCAGCTACATCACTGTTCTAGCCGGAGCGTATTACGCCGCAGGAATCACCGCTGCCAAACTGCAACGGCGTATAGGTCGTGTGCCTGCTGACCCGCTGATGACAATACGACTGTTCTGCGACATCGGCGGCACTGGAGCGCGTTCAGACGCTTTCGCGATGTGGGCTGCGCAGTTTATCGGCAAGGAAATCAGGGTACTGAATTACTATGAGGTGGTCGGACAACCCCTGTCGGCGCATGTTATTTGGCTGCGTGAACAGGGATATACACCTGACAAGGCGCAAATCTGGTTGCCTCACGATGGAAAGACGCAGGATCGCATAAATGACGTGTCATACGAAAGCTCGCTTGAAGCTGTCGGTTATACGGTGACGGTAATTCCAAATCAGGGTAAAGGTGCAGCCAAGGCGAGGATCGAGGAAGGTCGTCGCTTATTCGGTGCGATGTGGTTTGACGAAGAGAAGTGCGCGCCAGGGTTGGATGCACTGGGCTGGTATCACGAAAAAAAGGACGAGACGCGCAATATCGGCCTTGGACCTGAGCATGATTGGGCGAGTCATGGTGCAGACGCTTTTGGCTTAATGTGCGTAGCGCACGAAGAACCAAAAGCACAAGCCAAGCCAGAAAAGAACTGGCGAGACCGGCTTAAAAATATAACAAGCAATTCAGGCACGGCGCAATCTGCATAATCGCTTGAAATAAAAATATAATTAGCGTAGAAAAAAATAATCAACATCACACGCATTGCAGGAATTGCCATGACTAAACAAACTGTTTCCGGATTCGATGACGCAGCCCGCGAGAACTGGCACAGGTATCTGTATGGTAAAGATCGAGGTCACCTGCAATATATGGAGCAGGCGCGTAAATGTGAAGGCATGTACCTAGGCGGTGGTGAGCAGTGGGCGGAAGCCGATAAAACGGTACTGTCCAGGCAAAAACGTCCGTTCTACGAGTTCAACGAGATAATGCCGTCAATAAATTCAGCGGTAGGCTACCAGATTCAAAATCGCATGGACATCGCATTCAGGCCGCGTGGTGGAGAGTCGGATATGGATAAGGCCACGATACTAAGCAAAGTCGTGAAACAGGTGTGTGACCAAATAGCTTTACATTGGCACGAAACCCAACTGTATTCAGATGGATTGATTGAGCAGCGCGGCTATTATGATATGAGAGTTAACTTCGACAAGAATATCAAGGGAGAAATTGAGGTTGAAACGCTCGATCCCATGGATGTTATCCCTGACCCAGATGCAAAAAACTACGATCCTGATAAGTGGGCGGATGTGATTATCACACGCTGGCTGAGTTTAGGACAGATTGAGCAACGGTACGGGGCAAAGGCTAGAGATAAAGCGGAACAAACCTATGATTCGTCTGCCGACTTCGGCACGCTAGACGCAGAGCCAGACCGCAATAAGTTCGGTAATTTAGTGCAAGGGCGTTACGGATTATACGATGCCTACACCAATAGCAACGACACCGATAACATCAAAAGGTATCGCATTGTTGATCGTCAGAAATTCGTTTATGAACAAACCCCGTGCATGGTCTATCCTGAATCGGGCGATATTAAGATTATTGCAGATATGACCACAGCACAACTGGCCGATGCTCAAGCTAGAGGTGCAGTCAAAGCCAGTCGGATGCGCAAAAGAATCAGATGGACAGTATCCACGTACTGCGCAACATTGTTTGATGAGTACAGTCCATACGAACATTTTACCATTATTCCTTATTTCAGCTATTTCCGTCGCGGCAAGACACGCGGAATGGTGGACAACGCAATCGGCCCACAAGAGGCGCTAAATAAAGCGGTATCGCAGTTTGTTCATATTATCAACAGCTCAGCAAATTCAGGGTGGGTAGTTGAGGAAAATAGTTTAACCAACATGGACACTGACGAGCTAACCGAAATCGGAGCGATGACCGGGCTGGTGCTGGAACATAAAAAAGGCTCAAACCAGCCTACAAAAATACAGCCAAATCAAGTGCCGACAGGGGTTGATAGGTTGATTGATCGTGCTACTCAGGCGCTTAAAGATGTAACAGTACCGGACTCGATGCGAGGATTGCAGGGAAGTTCGGTTTCTGGTGTAGCGAAACAGGCCGATCAATTCGCCAGCCAACAGCAACTGGCGATCCCGCAGGACAACTTAGCCTATACCCGTTTACTGTTGGCTAAGCGCATTATTAAGCTAGTGCAGCGTTATTACGACAGCTACCGTGTGTTCAAAATCACTGATACCGACCCAATAACCGGCAAGGAAATCGAAACCTTGTTGGAAATCAATAAGTTTGTGCCTGAAACAGGCAGTTATTTTAATGACCTGACAATCGGCACGTATGACGTGGTGATTTCCGAGCAGCCGATGCATGTCACATTCGCAAATAGTCAGTTCCAGCAGGCGCTTGAAATGCGTAAGGAGGGTGTAGCAATCCCAGACGCGACTGTAATTCGTTACAGTAATCTGACTAATAAAGATAAACATGAAATTCTGGCAAATATACAGCCAGCACCTGCCGATCCAACACTTGAAGCGAAAGCGGAATTGCTCAAAGCCCAAGCGCGCAAGACGGATGCTGATGCTGATACCTCGATTGCCAACAAAGTCAAGATTGGCGTGGAATCGGCCTACGCCTCAATGCAAGCCGGTCAAGTTGTGGCACAAATACCGCAGGTTGCGCCAATAGCTGATGCAATTATGCAATCGGCTGGCTACCAGGCTCCAAATCCTGCCGGTATCGATCCAAACTATCCGCAACCGCAAGGTATGGCCGTGCCACAAGTCAATCAACCCACTAACACCGACCCGGTAATGCCGCCAGCCCCTGTTATGCCAGCAACACCTGGCATAGGTGAAATGGCTGGAATTGAAACACAACGACCTGACGGGGTAAGAGTATGAACTGATTTAAGGAATTATTGATTGACGCGCCGTGTCGTGTAATGTCATATTTTTTGATCGTGTGTAACTAAACTGAAAGGAACTAAAGATGTCGCAATATATTAAAGATGATTTAGAGGGTGATGTGATCGCCGCTGAAGGTGAAGCCAATCCAGAGCCTGGAGAGCCTGAAGATCGTGGTGATAAGATTGATCCAGAACTCGCTGTTGAAAATCCCAAGGAGTTGGCAAAGGAAGAGATAGCACCAGCAGTTGTTGCGGATGAAAGTGATGCTAAACCTATGCCTAGCCATATTCCAAAAGCGCGCTTTGACGAGGTTAATCACAAAAAAATTGAACTTCAGGAAGCGCTTGCTGAAGCCAACCGCGTGATTGAGTCATTGCGTGCGCCAAAGGTTGATACGAAGGTTGAGCCAAACTTTGACGAAGATGCCAAAGAACAGGCCTATATTGATGCGTTTATGGAAGGCGATGTAGAAGCGGCGAAAGTAATCCGCCGGGAAATTAACGCTCACCAGCGTGAACAGATGTTAGCTGAAGTTGAAAGCCGCAACGCACAACGACAAGAGTTTAGCCTACAGCAACAGGCTGAGTCTGCATTACAGGCGGAAGCGGATCGCTCATTTGAAGCCTACCCATACCTGAATACCGAAGAGGGGGCGGAAGCCACGGAGTTGATTATCGCGCTGCGTGACAGCAAGATTGCAAAAGGCGTAGCTATGGACGTGGCGTTGCGTGAAGCGGTGGCGAAGATCGCGCCATTATTTTCACCCGAGGGCAATGGAAAAG